GTGTATGCAAAGGATCAAGTAAATGCAACAATTTATAGTAGGTATGTTTGTTGGCGCGTTTATAAGCGTTATGTCATTAGCTGTAGTAATTCCACAGTAGTAGCAGGTGTAGTTGTCTCGCTTGAGTACGAATGTTCTAAGTTTTCGCCAACGTGTTGATGATCCATTACGTTTAATTATATCCATATGTTCTTCATTATATACGTTAAGAACCTTTGAGTGTTGAAGTACAGAGAATGGCTTAAATGTAAACCACTCTCTTAGTTGAACCCCTGAGGTTTCGTACTATCGAATGGAAGCCTTATTGGTTATTCGGCTTAGTCTCGCCATATCTTGATAAATCTTGATTACTATTAGGAGACTCGTTAATAGCTGTTTATCAAGTCGTAACTTCTCGTATTGTTACACGCTACGTTGATTAGGCATAGATGAGTAACGCCCTCTAACGGCGATTAAATTGGCTATCAACCAACCCTAGACTTTAGGTTTAGACTTGGCACTAGCGACCAAGTATGTAACTTATATCAGTTCTTTTAGTAATTGTCTATTCTTGGGTCTTGAATCATATCTTCTATGTGTCTTAAATTCTCTTTACGCGCTAGATCACAATCAACCTGAAATTGGTATTCTTCTAACTTTTTTCTATCTTCTAAACGTTTTTGGTAACATTTAACGTCTCGGCAAGTACTTTGCGTACCATTATCGTAATCGTAATGGAAGTGTAAATATATTACATCACTCATTTGATACCCATTTTCTTTTTAACAGCTGCAGGTGTTATAGGTACTTTAGGTTCACAATCTTCGTGCAATAATTCTTTGGCAATCATTGTGTGACAACGTTTACACCAAATATATGTAGCCATTATTTTAGGTATAACTTAATTGCTACAGCTAATGACATAACGCTTATAAACGCGCCAACAAACATACCTACTATAAATTGTTGCATTTACTTGATCCTTTGCATACACCATTTGCAGTAGCTGGCGTTGTAGCACCAGCCACCACAACTAACACATCTACTTATTAAATTTAACATAGTTTTTAACCAGTTCCCACAAGTTAGCCAAACCAAATATAGCTAGTATTACACCTGCGAATAGTAATCCGTCAATGTATCTTTGTTCCATTTGTTGCCCCTGTCTTGACTTAGTGTTTTTTTTCTACTATCTTTCTTGCTTCTTCCATATCATCTTTATTGTGGAAGTTTGACGCCTTGTTGAGTAAGTCTTGTGATATTGAGAGTCGTAAGACTTGCTCTAGACGATATACGTCTTGTGGTTTCATTTGCCCCCCTTTCTTGTGTCTTATTGTCGCATATATAACACTAATAACACCAGAAACACACCAATAAATGCTGTTAATACTTCCATTTATTTGACCCCCATAATTTTAGAACATTGTGGAAACGCTCTTGCAAATCCTTGCTTTTTTACGAGCTTCTGTGCGCGTAGGAGTTGTTCACGCACAGACGCCCTTGCAGGGTCACCAGTTCCCCCGACATATACCCACGATCTGTTATCAAACTGAAACAAGCCCCTGTACTTGCCTGTTCTGTTAACAGCTTCTGGATTTAATGACGACTCACAAATGGCTATTTTCCGATAGTCACTTGGTAGTAGCTCAACGTCACTAAAATATGGGTTCATTAAAAGTATTTCTAAAATTGGTCTGTCTTCCAATCTGCAGTTGCCATTTCACCTTGTTGGTGAGATGACGGCAACCTAGAAGCGTTTAACCAAGCACTAAGGTTATCTGCCAATTGTTCTTGATTGTCTAATTGGTTTTTAACTATTGTGTATGGTGCTACTTCTAGCTTGTGAAACTCCTGTTCCTTACTTAGGAATTGCAGATATTTCAGTAGTTTCTCTTTATCCCAATCAGTATAGATACGTTTACAAAGACTATGCAAGAAGTTTATTTGCTTTTCTGTAGCAACTCTGTAAGACCCAAAATAGCCTTGTTCTAAGCCTTGCCCTTGTCCTGATATAGGCGCAGGGGTTTCGGGCTTAATTTTGCCCTCTGTGGGCTTTGTAGGGCTATCTGGTGGGGTCTGCCAAGGGTCATTTTCTGGGTTCACGTTACGTTGTACTTCCTCTCTCGAAGCAATCCCTTTTGTAACAGCAATTCCAAGAGCTGCAATAGCACGACCCCAAGCACTTGTTTCAAGGGTCATCATTTCAGCGCCTTTAGCAAATCCTCTAGCAGGAACGCGCTCCCAAGCCCAACCACTTGCATAGTTCAATTTGTCACGATCAGGATAAGCAAACGCTTTACCATAAATATAAGTTTCGCCACCAAATTCTAAAATGCCTTTGTACTCAAAATGCAAAGTGCCGTCTGGGTATTTGTCGTAAAACATTTGTATACGATCTTTAACTTCTATGTAGTTCTTTAGATAATCCATTTAGTTGACTCCTATAAATAGTCCGTAAAATTCCTGTAATTGTTGTAGCTTGTTTTCACAATCGCACGGCTCAAATATGCACCTAGTTTTATGGTAATACTCCATAGTGTGATATGCGTGAGCTAAGAGATGAGAAATTGGATACCATTGTTTATCCACGTTGCCCCTTTCGTTAAAGAAAGATTAAGGCTTACCTGTGTCAAAACACGGCATTGAATTATAACAATTTGATAACGGCGTTAGTGCCAAAGTTCGCCCTCGGCTATAAAAGAGCCGTCTTTATTAAAGGACACAAGTTCAGGTTTAACTATGCCGTCTTGTTCATATACAATTCCGAACCCAGCTGACCAGTTGGCTATAGATTCTTTTAAGTAGGACATTTTTTTAACGTCACATAAATGACCAACTTCTACACCTGTTATTGTTGTTTGATTTGAGCCATATCCGTATGTCTGGCGCATAATTCCTTGTCGGTGAGTATGTGAGCAAATTATGGACTTGTTAGTTTTCATAGCCAAATTAAGAGCTGTAGCCCCAGCTTGACTAAAAAGGCGATTTTCATCTCCGTGTGCTAAAAGCCAACCTTTAGTAAATTCTTTTAATGATCTGTTATATGTAATGTTAATGTCTTTGTCGTTATAACCTAAAAGATTTTCTATTTTGATTGCGTCAATAACTGAGAACGCTGGCGCAAATTTTGATATGTAGCGTTCAATTCTAGCCGTGTGATTACTGCGTTGCATTATGAAAGGCTTACTGCGTCCAATAGCACTACGGAATTCTTTGAGCAAGCCTTTCAACCCAATTATATTCTTTTGTAACGAACCCTCAAACTCTAGGGCTGTTCCACGTGCATAAGTTGATATTGTTTGGCAATCAAGTTCATCACCAACACAAAGTAATTTATCTGGTTTAACGTAGGCTATGTAATCTAAAAGACTTTCAACGTACTGTTTTTTAATAAAAGGGTATTGCAAATCTGAGATAACAACGTAACGTTTAATACGTTACCTCTTTCGTTTAGGTTTACCTAACTGAGTACTAATACTATCTATTGTACCCCTAATTTTTGTTACCTCAATCTGTAGGCGTGTCACTTTATCGTTTAATGATGAACCACCATTAGGAAACAATTGGCTTTTCATTTTAGTAATTTCAACAGTTGCTTTAATAACCAAAACAAGAACAGTAATAAGTAAACCAATGATTCCAATAAGTTCATTTATCATTGTCCGTGAAACCACTCAGGATCGTAGAAATCATCATCTTCATCTTCATCAGGCGACATAGTAAATTGGTATTTTTCAGCTGCATAGTTGATAATGCCAAATACTGAATGTTGAGGCATATCTTGGTTAGCAACAATCTTTACAGTTTTCTTTTTGCCGTCAAACAATTCTGCAATTACAACAAAGCCTGTAAATAGTTTGCCGTCTTCGTGTGCTGTGTTAATTATGCGTACTAGTTCACTAGCCATTACGTCAGGTAATTCAATTGTTTGTTTCTTTGCTTTAGGTTTGCTCATATACCAAATACCTTTCCGTTAAGGTCGCCTGCCTGTGTAAAGGATATATGCAAATGTGATACGTGTGGGTTAGAGCCTTTATAGACACGCCAAGCCCAGTTTTGACGCGATGAAGCTATACGGTGTTGATGGATTATGTAACTAATCCTTTTGTCGCCTTTTAATGCAATTGTCTTAATCTGTTCGGCTAATAGCCAAGATTCTTTAGATGAGCTTTTAACAAGGTCTGAGTCAATGTCTATAGCACGAACCCAACCATTCTTATCTGGGTTGTGGTCTGATTTACGTGCGTTGTGTGCTGTGTCGCCTATCCAGCCGTCCGAGCGTTTATCGCGTTTAGGATATTTGGCGTTTATTTCAGAGCGTAATTGCTCAGCTGCCTTACTTAACCTTGGTTTTGGCATTTGGATTCATCGCGCCCATTGAAGCAGCTACGACAGCACCAAGTACAGCTCTGTAATCAAGGGCGAAGTCTGTTGCTT